GCCATTGGCATTCCTGGAGCCCTGCTAGGGCTGGATGCCCCAAGCCTCACCTATCGCAATATCACTGATGTCTTTCAGCAGTTCATCACCACGACAGTGATGGCCTACCTCGTTCCCCTGGAGCAGAAGTTGTCCCTTCAGTGCCTGCCTCGTAACCAGAACGCCAGGTTCTTCCAGGCCAACGTCCTGAGGCCTGACATGGCTGCCAGGGTGACGCTGGCCAACGAGGCCATGGGTTCAGGCCTGTTCACCAGGGATGAGGCGAGGGCCTTCTTTGACCTTGGCGCCATCCATTTCGTTGACACCAGTGAATCCCCTATGGAGTCCACCCTTCCCCCTGCTGAAGAGGTACCAGCATGAGCGATGGCCTGTTGATCCGAGCCATAACCAGTGACCTTTCCCTGACTGGTGATGGCCGCACCGTTACAGGGCTGCTGGCCCCATACAACGAAATTGCCAGGGTTGATGATGGCTTTGGCCCCTATTGGGAAACCTATGACCCTGGCTGTTTCACACGCTGTATCAAGGGCTCTGCCAGCTATCTCAGGCTCCAGCTGGAGCACACTGGCCATTGGGTTGGACGAGGCCATGCCTGGAGGGATGGGCCTGCTGGCCTGGCTGCTGAGCTTCGCCTGGACGACACTGAAGCGGGACGAGAGGCAGCGTTCAAGATCAGGGATGGCCAGACGCCAGGCCTGTCACTGGCCTTCAGAACCAGCGCCAGCGACCCAACCAGGCGTCACCCTGATGGGCGCTCAGTCGTCCATAGGCAGCGTGTGAAGGCCCTTCACCACGTGGCCCTGTGCCAGACGCCTGCGTACAGCCAGGCTCAGGTGACAGCTGTCAGAAGCGCTCCAGACGGACCCCCTCAGCGACTCCAGTATTGGCAAGACTGGACAGAACGCATAAGGCGTGCTTAGGTGCCAAAGAAGCGGACGAAATACCGACAGCATCAGGGGCTCCCTTCCTACCTGGCCTCCCCGATAGGCCTGGTCTATTTGCAGTCCACGTGCTGGTCTGGTGCTGTCGGTATCGTCTCTTCCCCCGACATGACTCCCACCCTATGGCCAGGGTGAAACCCATGACGAGAACTGAACCTCTCGAACATGGAGCGTATGTCATGCCTGATATTGAAGGCAGTAAACGCCTGGACTGGCTGAAGCGCCAGATGGAACAGGCCCTTGGTGACGTTGAGAATGTCACCAATACAGCTGCTGATGAAGACAGGGATCTCACTGAAGCTGAGGAACGGACGTGTGAAGCGCGCCGTTCCCGCATCACTGACCTGGAGAAGGACCTGAAGGTTGAGGCTGATCTAGTCCAGCGCTCAGCCTCGTACCAGGGCCTCGTGGCCCACATCGGCCCCCCTGCTGAGCCTGCCCTTAGGGGCCAGCTAGTGGAACGTCAGGCCAAACCTGATGCCCCTGTCTATGAAACGCCTGGTGCCTACCTCGTCGATTACCTGACAAGGTCTGAAGACCCTGATGCCAAGGCCAGGTTTGGCCGCTATCTGGAGCGCGCCAACCAGACCACTGCTCAGAACCCTGGTCTGCTGCCTGTGCCCATCCTTGGGCCTGTCTTCACTGAGCAGGTGAACCGTCGGCCAGCCATGGAGGCCTCCACCCTGCGTCCATTGCCTGGATCAGGCAAGACCTTTCAGCGACCCAAGATCAGCCAGTACACACTGGCAGGCGTCCAGGCTGCTGAGAAGACAGCACTCCCTTCTCAGCCGATGCAGATTGATCCCATCACTGTTACCAAGCAGACCTATGGTGGCTTTGTCAATCTCAGCTGGCAGGATCGTGATTGGACTGACCCTGCCATCATGGATCTGCTGGTCAGTGATCTGGCTGCCTCTTATGCCAATGCCACTGACACTGCCTTCTGTACCTACTTTGTTGGCAGCGTGACGCAGACGCAGGCCCTGGTCACCCCTGACAGTGAAGGTCTGCTTGGTGCCATCTTCGCTGCCTCAGGCACCATCGCTGGTCAGGTCAATTCCATGCCTGACACCATTTGGGTCGCCCCCAATGTTTGGGCTGCCCTTGGCTCCATGGTTGATACGACTGGCCGACAGATGTTCCCCACTGTCAACCCTGTCAATGCCCTTGGCTCCATGGCCCCTACCTCGTTTGTAGGGTCTGTCGCTGGCATGAAGCTCGTCGTTGACAAGAACCTGGCCGCTGGCACTGCCATCATTGGCGACAGCCGATACGTGGAAGTGTACGAGACTGTTGGCGGCCAGGTGTCCGCCATTGAGCCTTCCATCCTTGGTACGACTGTTGCCTTCTATGGCTATATTGCCTGGCTCACTGTTGAGCCTAAGGCCTTCGTGAAGCTCACTGGTGTGCCTACCCTGCCACTGGCCAGCAATGGTAATGGGGCAACGCCTGCCTCTTCCCATAGCAGCACTCACAAGGCAGCGAAGTAATGGCTCAGCCGACAGGGCCTGGTTGGCCTGACCTGGACGAATACAAAGAATGGGCGCGTGTCCCTGATGCAGTGGATGACGTGGCGACTGACCAGGCCCTGTCGGCTGTTAAAGAGGCTGTCATTGCCAGATGCCCTGGCCTGGCTGCTGCTGCCTGCCCTGCTGATGTTCTGTATGGCTGCCTGCTCTGGACAAACAGAGTGCTCAACAGACGAAACAGCCCTGATGGCATTGTTGGCGTCGCTGACCTAGGGGTCGCCACTATCAAGACCTTTGACCAGGACATTAAGCAGATGCTGTCCCCCTGGCTTGAACCGGTAATTGCCTGATGGATACGTACGCCAGAGGCCTGGAGATCGTGACAGAACTGGAGGCCCTAGGGGTCAGGGCCTATATGGACCCTGCCCTGGCCTCCCCTCCATGCTTGCTGGTGATCCCTCCCAACCTGAGGTTTGATCTCCAGTGTGACAGCGTCACTGCCCTATGGCAGATGGTGGCCCTGGTGCCTGCTGCCAACACTGCTGACAGGACCACCTGGCAGGCCCTACAGAACATCAGCAACGCTGCTCAGAAGGTCCTGGATCTTGAGGCTGCTGAGCTTGTTTCCTACGTGGTTAATGGGAAGACCTTCCCTGCTTATCTACTCACCTGCCAAGAAGGGATCTGACTATGGCAGTCATTGAGTCCAAACTGAAGACTGGTCAGCTGCTATTGGGTACTGCCCCTGGCGTGGAATATGCCTGCCAGCAGACCAATATTCGCATCGTGCCTGAGCACACTGAAGATGGGGATGAGGTTGAAACCCTTTGTGGGGATGTCCTGACGCCTGCCACTAAGACCACATGGAGCCTCCAGGGAACCAGCATTCAGGATTGGGATGTCATTGCCCCTGGTATCAGCTTCAGCCAGTACAGCTGGCTCCATGACAATGAGACTGTTGACTTCAGCTGGAAGCCCAATGCCTCGTCTGCGTCCATCACAGGGAAGGTCACTGTCAGAGCCCTGGAGATTGGTGGCGATGTGAACAAGCGTCTCACCTCTGACATTGACTGGCCCATTGCTGGCAAGCCTGTTGCTGTCTGGCCGACGACTGAAGAGGCTGATGACACTGACACTGACGAGGATGCAGAGCCGACTGACACTGAGCCTGCTTACTCCATGTCATGAAGGCCAGCGTTGAGATCACAGGCCTGGACGAAACACAGGCTTCCCTAGACCGCATAGCAGACCAGGCTGACAGCCTGGCTGCTGGCTTTAGAAGCGCTGAGCAGATCATCCTGATCTCTGCTCAGGGGAAGGCCCCTCGTCGGACAGGCAGGCTGGCTGCCTCAGGCCACGTAGCTGGTGACCAGGGGAAGGCGTCTGTCCAGTTTGGTGGGCCTCAGGTCCCCTACGCAGGCCCTATCCATTGGGGCTGGAAGGCCAGGAACATCAAGGCCAACCCCTTCCTGCTGAAGGCAACACAGGCCACTGAGCCTGCCTGGCTCCATGCCTATGAGACCCACCTGGCCGCACTGATTAATAGGGAGACCGCCTGATGGGCACCCTGAGGAAGCGATACAAAGTCTGGTGGGATGGTGGCGATGAAGTCATCGTGAGCACGACAGCCAAGGATTTGATCACTGCTGTCGATATGCCAGGGGCCATGCAGAACAATGTTTCCATTGCCAGTGCGCAGATCTACTGCGCACTAGTGCGTGATGGCCACCAGCTGGACGACTATGAGAAGTGGCTGGATCTGCTGGACGACTACCAGGCCGTGCCTCTGGTGGTGGAAGTGGAAGGCCCTACACAAGCGGGACCATCGGACATAGGGCTGTCGTTGTCGCCTGCCTCACAGGAACAGATTGGCGATCTTGGGTTGATGATGACGACAGAGCCCTGATGACAGCTGAAGATTTGCTGGTCTACTTAGGCAGGATGAAGAGGGTTGACTGATGGCAACCAACCTAGTTATCAACATCCTGGCCAATGCCTCAGATGCAAAGAAGGCTTTGGCTGACACCAGCAAATCCGTCGATGATGTCGGCCAGTCGTCCAGCAATATGGGAAAGGTTATCGCTGCTGGTGCTGCTGCTGGCCTGGCAGGCCTCGTGGCCCTTGGTGTGGGGGCCTTCAATGCTGCCCAAGAATCAGCCAAGATCGGACGAGAGACTGAGCGCGTCCTAAGGACTACAGGCTCTGCTGCTTGGGAGTCTGTCGCTGGCGTCCAGGCCCTGGCTGGTGCCATCAGCGATAAGACTGGCGTGGATGATGAGGCCATCCAGTCGGGTGCCAACCTGCTTCTGACCTTCACCAATATCCAGAA